GCAGAAAGCCGCCAAGGTGGCCTTCTGCTCGTCATCCAAGCCTTGGGCGCAATCCATGAAATCGTCGAAATTCACGGTCCCCGGCTGAATGTCGGCGGCCATCTCGGCGAGGACGTGCGGGGTATTCTCGATACCATCGACCAATTGCTCAGCGACAGCGTCCCGCAGGACAGAGATATGGAAGTGGTAATCGCTCATAGTCAGGCTCCTTTCGCCTTGCGTTCCTCGCGCTCGTTCAGGCATCTGGCCCAAGGCGCGCCGTGGTGATCGAAGCCCCGACCGGCGCAGTTTTCCCCTGTGTGCTGCCGGTCGGGGGTGCCCGCTTCGCCGGGGAGGATCGGCGCGCGGGTGTTCATGTGCCGCTGGGCGGCGCGGGTGATCAGTGAGCCGATCTCGGCGGGAGGGGTCGCCATAGCGTCAGCCCTCCCCGCGTTCGGAGGCGAGGGTGGCTATCTTGTTTAGCGTGGTCTCCGCTTTCTTCGCCCGTTCGCACCAGCGATGAAGCGTGCCGGATTGGCACGGAATGCAGACCCACACAGGACCCGTCTCCAGAAGTGTGAAGGGTTTTCCGGCGTCGGGGTGCGGGTTCTTGGACATCGCCAATCCGCAGAAGCATTCTGGGGCTTTGTCGGTCATCCGCACGCCTCCACGGCTTGCCGCTCCAGCGCCTCGATCTGCCCTTCCGTGAACACGTCCTCGGGCTTGACGTAGGCGCGTTCTATGCGGACAGACGACAGGTAGCAGTGCCAGTCGTGGTCGTTCGTGTAGAGGCCAGGGCGATCAAGAACGCGCTGGAAAATGCACTCGACGTCCATGTCGCCGCAGTCCTCGTAGGGGATGCGGAGAACCTCGTCCGGGTGGATGGTGGGGGCCTGCATGTTCATGGCGTGGCTCCTTTCTGTGACGGCATGGGGCAACCGCCCGCGCGGGGCGGCTGGAAATGGCGTCAGGCGGGGTTAGGGATTTCGACGGGCTTACCGTCTTTGAGCGAATACCAAGTGAGGGGCTTGATCCCGTCGCGGCCAGCTATTCCGGCCCAGGCGTGCAGGATGTTGTCGTCGTCATCACGCTCGCAAAGGAATAGGGCGCAGCCTTCCGCCCCCATCGCCTGGCCTTTCCACCCCGAGGACATGGCCGCGCCGCTGTCGCCCGTCGCACTGGCCGCGCCGCTGGTGCCCGTCGCACTGGCCGCGCCGCTGGTGCCCGTCGCACTGGCCGCGCCGCTGGTGCCCGTCGCACTGGCCGCGCCTCTGTAGCCCGTCGCACTGGCCGCGCCGCTGGTGCCCGTCGCACTGGCCGCGCCGCTGTCGCCCGTCGCACTGGCCGCGCCGCTGTCGCCCGTCGCACTGGCCGCGCCGCTGGTGCCGGTTGCCTTCGCAGCTTCACGGTCATTGGTGGCGGTGGACTTCTTGAGCCACTTTGCCGCGTCGAATACCGTCTTGACCGCCGCCTCAATCATTTCGTGGAGCGTCAACTCGACCTTGACCGTGATCTCCGCGCCGCAGACCTTGGTGTCACCGTCGTGCGCATCCGTCGTCTCGGGGTACTCCACCAAGGCAAAGCGCGATCCGGCAGCGGGGTAGTAATTTAAACAGTCGAGCGGATGCAGGCAGGCGTGGAAGCCCGATCCGCAGATTTCGACCTCGCCCTCGTGCTTGAAGGTTTCGCCCACGGCATACTGATAGCCGCGACACGTCCAGTCGCTGTTGAATGCCTTGTAGGCGATGACGGTCATGTTCTCTCTCCTATGTCTGGCCCTATGGGCCGGGGGTGGGGGTCAGGTGGCTTCGGCGTCGGCCAGCCGCTTCATGTCTGCGAGGGCATCGGAATTGCTGGCGTAGAAGTTCGGCACACGCTCAAGCTTCGGGTCGCTCTTTGCGTAGATCAGAGCAGCGGCGGCGGAGGTGCCCATAAGCGCGTCCATGACCCGGCCAGCATCCCCCGCAAGGTGTGTCACCCAGCCAGCGCGGCAGTGCGTCGTTCCGCAAAAGCCGTTGGTGTGCCAGTTTCCCATGTCGAGTGCGCCGTCCTGAGACGCGGCGGCGTATACGGCGGTGTGAATGTTTGGGATAACGGGTATCCAGTCGGCACCGCGCAGGACGGCACCGCTCAGGACGGCACCGCGCAGGACGGCACCGCTCAGGTCGGCATCGCGCAGGACGGCACCGCTCAGGTCGGCACCGCGCAGGACGGCACCGCGCAGGTCGGCACCGCGCAGGTCGGCACCGCTCAGGTCGGCACCGCTCAGGTCGGCACCGCGCAGGTCGGCACCTGTCCGTCGCGCCCATTTGACAGCAAGGCCGATCTTCACGCGCCGCGGCGTGTCGTATGTAGCGTCGATCTCAGCCGTGAACTGCACGGCCCCCGTCCATCTGTTGCGGATCTCGAATTGCATAGTCTCTCCCTTCGTGGTGGCGTGTGGGTGTCAGGCGGCGCGGGCCAATTCGGCGTGCAGGGCATCGACGCGGGCCAAGCCAGCGGTGCCCATGCGGTCGGCGCTCTCGATCACGGCGATCTGGTCGCGGATTTCAGCGGCGGTGCGGGTGGCGGGCTGACGCGCGGCGCGGCTGGCCTCCATCATCTTCACTGTGGCCCATGCCTTGCGCAGCGCGGCGGCGAACACGGCCCGCTTCTCAGCCGCCGTGGTGGCGCGCTGGCGCCCGTAGGAGGGTCCGGGGGTCCAGTCCTGAACCAGACGATACTCGCGCTGCATGGTGCCCCGGATCATGCCCCAGGCCATCTGCATCACGTCGCGGCGGGTGGTGTTCTGCGTGGTCATCGTCGGGGTCCTCCGGGTTGCCGGTTATGCGATAACCAGCGCCTTCCGGTGAAACTACTGGCCCCGCTTGATCGTGAGTGCGGTAGTCAGCGCGTTGCCGTGGTGGCTGGTATGGTGAGAAGGTAATGACCAGTTTGGTCATCGTCAAGACAAAAGATGACCTCTATGGTCACTTCCATAGTGAGTCAAAAATATATCTAGCCAAGCGCGTGCCGCCGGTTCACTTTGTGTTCTTGGGCTCGCGGGGGAGGAGATTCGGCTTTGGGATATTGGATGGAAGGCAGCCGCCTATATATGCTCGCAGCGCGTGCGCTTGAGACCGGCGAAAGCTTGGACGATATCTACTTCGACGATTCCGTCAAAGACGCTTCAACTGCGCGCATCTTCTGCGCCAAGTCGAGCGGCAAACTGTCCCACCTGCCAAGTATCAGGAAATCGAGCGTTACGCCGAACCTATCTACCAGCAGAACGGCGGCCGCTTCAGTAATCGGGCGTTTGCCACCCTCCCAGCGAGACCAATAAGTTCGCTCGAGACCCAGCAAGTCGGATATTTCTGCGGGGCGCAAGCCTAGTGCTTCACGGAGCAACATCATCCGGTAGCCTATGCGCTCGGGGCGCATTTCGCTGGATAGGCGTGTTGGAATCATCTGGTTTACGCTTGCTGGCATAGCCGGACGATGCGCCGTGACCGTATTGGTCGCAATCACCGTTCTGGCCCCTTGCGCCGATGACCGTTTTGGTCATAGTATGCCGCATGGTCGAGCAAATCATCACAGCGAAGGCGATACTTGATCGCTGGCCGGATCGTCAGGCGGTAGCCGACGACGCCGGTGTCGAACCCATCGCGGTTTACCGATGGGAGAAGCGCAACCGCATCCCCGGTCATCACGACCGCGCCCTTATCGCTGGCGCTCGACGTCGCCGCATCCGGCTGTCGCTGTCGGAACTTGCCGAGCATCGCTCCAAGGCAAGGAGCGCCGCCTGATGCCCACACAATATCCGACAATTTCCGCCAAGCCGTCTGTTCCATGCCCCCAACATGGGGCGGAACGCCGCAGCCCGCAAAACAAAGAGGTTGTTCATGTCTAACCGCCGTTCAAAGTTGAGCGCCCTCATGCGCGGCATGATTGAGCGCACCTATCCCGGCAAACACGGCCTAGCTGCCGCCGAGATGGAGTCGTGGATCGCAGGCCACGAGGTGGAACTTGAGCAAGCCGACAAGGGCGCGTTCAGCCGCAAATTCCACGGGTCGCGTGACTGGTCCTATCTCGACGTCATGGCGATGCAAACGCTGGCCGGGTCCAGCCGCATCAACGACGCCTTTACCGATGATGTGCAGGCCAGTCCGGCGTCTACCCTTAGCACGCTACAGCACGCCTCGCACCTGCTGAAGGAAAGCGGGGAAGCGGTCAACGCGCTGATGACGCTGGAAAGCGGCGACGGAGACATCTCCAAAACTCGCGCCGAACTTATCGAGGCCCGCGAGGCGATCAATCTCGCCCTCGCCAGTTTGGAAGCCAAGGCAGCGGAACCGCAGTCCCCCGCCACCGACTTGCGGAGGGCCGGATGATGGATGACCTCGACGCCCGCCTCAGCGCCGTTGGCGATGGCTTTCTCTGGGCCGTCCATGTGATAGGGCCCGACGATCTGCACCCGGCTGTCAGCTATATCGAAGCGGTCACGGCCGCCCGCGAGCACAACGCATTCTTCGTCCCTCTGATGGAAGAGACCGGCGTTGCCGCGATAGCCGTGCCGACGGTCTGGACCGGCTCCGCAGAGGACCACGCGCGCCAGCTTTCCGCCCCCACGCCTATCGGTCGGAGGGCGTCGTGATGGATCCCGACAGCATCGTCATCCGTCAGCTACGCGAAGGCTACGGCGCCGAAGACATCGAGTGCCACACGGCGGGCCATATCAGCGCCGCCCGCGCGCGCCGCACCATCCAGCGCCTGCGCGATATGGGCAAGCTGGCCGGGCTGTATCGCATGTGGGCCAAGGAAGCCGCCCCCGCCCCCATGCAGGGAGAGGCGT